GGAGCCATAAACAAAGTATTGATTGCTTTCTTAATTCCTTCTAATGCACCTATCAATATTCCTTTGAAAACACCTTCTTCTCCAACACTTTTACTAAATCCTTCTATAAAACCACGAATAAATTGAACTGCACCAATAACTATTTGCAAAGGAATAAGAAGTACTTTACCAATCGTCACGAAAAGAGTACCAACTGATTTCATTATCTTAAATATTGCTGGAAAAAAATTCTTAATTGCGGTAAAAGCTTTTGCAATGGTTTGTCCTATTTTACCCCCACCTTGTAGAGTTTTTTGTACACCAGCAAAAGCATTACTTATGGGTTGAAACGTTTTTGAAAGTCCACCACCCTTTCCGAAGAAAGCTTTTACATTATTAATAAAACCAAAAAATCCACCTTTAACATTACTTCCAAAGTTTTTCAATGCATTGATACCTTTCATTACTTCTGGATTAAGTCCCGCAAACCTAAAACCAACAGTTTTTAATGCACCACCTATTGTCTTAAAGAAACCAACTATTGGTTGAATTACTTTTGCATTAAATGTACCAGTTATCATCAATCGAAGAGTTTTTAGAGACCCGATAATAGGTTTAACAAATCTATTTCCAAAAAGTACTTTGCTAGCAAATTTAACAATAGTTGCAATTTGTTTTGCGAACGCAATAGTAAGACCCGTGATTAAACCACGAATTGCACCAATAAAAATAAAAGGTATTGAAAATACACCCGCATCTGCAATTGCTTTATTTACATCAACACCACTACCGTCACCACCACCCGCTTTTGCTTTACTACCTTCTCTACTGTTTTCTAGTCTATCTCCTTCATCAAGTCTTTGTTGATTTTTGAAAAAATCACTTAAAGATTTATTTAAGGTTGCAATACTTGCTTTAGTATCTTTTGTTTCTGCAGTATTAACCGTTAACTCTTGATTTTGTTTCAAGAGTACTTGGGTGACATCTAGTAATGTTGGTTCTGACATATTAGTATTTATACTTACTTTCTTGTTGCTTACGGTTTTCTTCTTCTTTTTTTATCCATTCCATTAATAAAGTTAAATATATTTCCCTTTCCCACGGCCACATGTTTTCTAGTTCAGTCAAACTATAATTATAATGTTGCATCATATTAAAGTTTGTCTGATAATAGTTATATAAACTATCATGAGAAAGGTTTAGGTAAAAAAATCTTGAATACCTTGCAATGTCATTTTATTTTGATGTTCGCAGTGAGAACAATTAAACTCAATATCTTTTTTTAATGAGGGAATAGTTTCAACAAACTTAGATATATTTTCAAGTTGTTGATTATTCATAGAGTCAATAAAGTCTTCGACTTCTTTACTTGATACTTCATTAATGTCTATTCTGTCTTCTCCATTGATAACTGCAGATATACATTCTCGAATAACTGTAAATCCAAATTCACTTTCTTGAACATTTTCTTTAAAGTTATCAATGAATACTTTAAACGGTGGATATCTCATTTCAACTGAAATATCATTGGTTAGTTCTACAAGATTATTTACTTTCGGAACATCTACTGAAATGTCTGAAAGATTTATATTCATTTCTGTTTTTCCTTCACACTCAGAACAAATCAATTTTACATCTATAGACTCTCCAACTGACTTACCACGAATTTGAGTAAACATGTACTCAATATCAAAAGTAGTAAGTTTTGATTTAGCATAGTCTCCTTCAACACACGCATCAATTGTGTCTAACATTGCTTGCATCGCAGTCTTTTCATCTTGCGACTCAAATGCCATTAAAAGAATTTTTTCTTCTTTTACTAAGTATGGTCGAAACATAACAGTCTTACCCGTTGAGGGAATGACCATTTGATGTTTAGGGGTTGCATTTAGTTTAGGTAATGCACTCATAATATCTCCTATAATGTATTAATATATATATTTAAATTCCAAATAACGCTTTTCTCAATCCAGTTTTTACGGCTCTTGCACCTGCTTTCTTCACTGCAGACTTAGCTGCATCTTTTAATTTATCCTTAACTCCAGTTGCATTTAATGCTCTGTCTTTAGTATTACCTTCTACCACTTCATATTTCTTATATGATAGTTGTACATTTACTTCAAGTAATGCATCTAAATCATTACTCAATTGAAATGAGTTTAAAGTAGTGGGATATGCATTTAATAATTTGGTTGAATAGGTCACCGCATCTGCAAGATATTGAGCACCGTCTGAAACTAGGCCAGGGTCAAAGACACCATTTGCAATATCAAGTGGGCCAATAGGTGGTATCAGGTCTTTAATTGGGTCTGGTAAAGGATTATCAAATAGTTTCTTAGGTCTAATTAAAGGGTTGATTGCACCCTTTCTAAGTGTTTGTATGACCACGTCAAAAGTATAATCTTTGTAATATCCCACTTCCGAGGTTTCTTGGTTGACTGCAAGGTTTTGCCAGTTCTCAAAGTAATCTCTTACTCGCATATCATTCAGACAATAAAAGGTTAAATTAACATCTTCACTTGCATATCCGTACGCAACTTTGTTTGTATGAATACCAATCTGTCTTTCTGTTGATAATATTTGTCTACCAGGCATTACTGCAACTTTACATAGAGTATTTAAATCTGTAGAGTTTACTCCACCAATCGGTGGTAAAAATACTCTCCATAAATTTGCAAACGCAAGACCGTCTCCACCCTTTACGGTTGCTAACATGTCATCTATTTTATATGCCATTACCTTAACATTCTCCTACTGTCTGCGTATATTTTTCTTTTGTCTGCTTTCTCAAATTGTGCAATTGGTAAAAAGGTTGCAATCTCCCACTCAGGTGCTTTTACTTCTGCGAACTTACTTTTTACATGTTCAGTCAAATAATGTTTGATACATGGTTTATAAAGGTCTAAACTAGAAGTACCCGCAAGTAATTTAGTTGTTAATTGAAACTTTGCGTCTTCACTTTTTTTACTTGTGACATTATCCATAAGTGCATCAAGAAACTGAGCACGAAGTATAGGTGGTAGATAGTGTAAGTTTAATCCAAGAAAACCACCTTTTGCGGGTTTTAATATAATTGACAAAGGAAACCTATCATAGTATGGTAAGGTCTCTTTGTATTTCGGGTCATAAAAGAACATCTGCATAGAACCAATAATTCTACGACCACTACCACTTAAAGGTTCTTCTTTCATTAGTGCTTCACGATTTACACCACGCATAGTTTGTGCTTTCTTCATAAACCATTCTCTACTCTCTTTAGTTCTTGGAGTAATCTGATTTCTAAAAGCTGCAAGTTCTAACTTCTGGAATATATTTGACATACTTCTATTTATACTTATTTTTTCCTATTTGTGAAAGGTTTTAGTGGTTTCATAGATTTTGGTAGAATACCCATAGACTCTAAGGTTTTCTCCGTCCAGATTTGAAACTCATACCCATTGTCCTTTGCAAACTCATTAGCTGCGTCCCACTTATTCATATTCTTTACATACGTTGCAGCTTCATTAATAAATGTCTTGGTTCTTCTACTTCCCTTTCTGGGTGGTTTGGTTTGTGAGTCTGGTTTTATTTCTACGAGTATGGTCTTACCTTCTTTAAATGTTATTTTTAAATCAAGAAAATATCTATGATATCTTTTATCTACTTCATAGAAATATGGAACAACAACTTCTTCGGAACTCCACGATTGTACCTTTGGATTATCATCACACCAACGAAAACAATTACGTTCCCATAGAGAACGAAAGATGACATTCTGATAATCACCTTTATACTTTTTTGTATTTTTTACTTTATATCTTCCTTTGTATGTCTTCATTTGTGTATAAATAGAACTATAAAGTATTTATAGGAAACATACATGGCAGACAAATCAAAGAACTTCGGGAATAAAGTCGCAAACTTCGGAAAGAAATTTATTGGTGGTTTATTATTTGATGACCTACCAGAAGCCGCAGAGGTATCTGAAACAGACAGACTTGAATATCCTTTACATGATATAGAAGATTATAAGTCTTGTGTTGAGTTTGGATTAATAGAAGAAGAAGGAGTTGATTTAAAATCTTTAATAGGTTTTGGTTCTTTGTTTGGTAAAAACGAAACTATAGAAGGTGAAGATGAAGTAGACGGTATTACGGGTGCGACACCATTAGTAGACGATAACCCAACTCCAGAAGATGTAGATGATGCTAAAGGAAAGGGTGGTAATGTACAAACTTCTCTTGGTTCTGGTAATACTACTGATATAAATCCACAAGTATCAAGAAAATGTAAAATATATTTACCAGCTGCAATTCCTTTTCGTGATACTGCATCATATGAAAATGCTGATTTAGGTATGTCTGGTGGAATTGCAGAAGCAGGTGGTAATGCGTCAAAAGGTTTAGTACAATCTTTATTTTCTGGTGTTGGTCAAACAGCTGCGGCTGCATTTACTGGTGGTGGTGGAGAAAGTCTAGGTAGACTTGCAATGACCAAAGTAAGTGTGTCAAAGTATCTAGGTGGAGAAGGTACACAACTTGCAGTAAAACAAGCTGCGGGTGTGACTATGAACCCAAACACTAGGTCATTATTTAAATCAGTTGCACTTCGAGAGTTTGCATTTCAATTTAAATTTATCCCGTTATCAGAACAAGAACATGATGAAGTAATAAAAATTATAGCTTTTTTTAGGTCAGAATTATATCCAGAAGACATTAATGTTAAAGTAGGAGAATTAGAGGCATCGATTGGTTTTAAGTTTCCAAAAAGATTTAAAATAAAAATATTATATAATGACAAAGAAAACGAAAATACCCCGAGAATATTACCTTGTTATCTACGTGATGTGACAACTACTTATAATCCTTCTAATCAATCTATGCATGCCAATGGAAAGTTTGGTGAAATAGATATGTCTCTTGCATTTACAGAAACAAGAACACTCTCAAGAAAAGATATAGTTGGTAATAAGGAAAAGAATTTTGAAGGTGGTTTCTAATGAGTGGTACTAAATTTTTTGAAAACTTTGAATTTGTTCAATACTCTTTTGGTAATAGAGAAGACCCCGTTTTATTCAATAATATAACTCAATATGTAGATATTATTGATAAAATAAAACAAGAAGTATCGTTTCTAAACAAATATACAATTATTGGTGGAGATAGACCAGATAGTTTATCACAAAAACTATATGGAACTACTGACCACTATTGGACATTCTATTTAATGAATGACGACCTGAGATTTAGTGGTTGGCCTATAGATACCAGTAGTTTATTAGAAGCTGCAATATCCAAGTATCCAAATAGAACGGTAGTAACTGCAGATAATTTAGGTGCATTGTTTCCAGTAGGACAAGTGGTAGAAGGTACAACTTCTGGTACAACTGGTACAATAATTAGAAGAAACTTAGATTTAGGACAACTCGTTATTAAAACAATATCTGGAACTAAATTTACTAGTGGAGAACAACTTAGATATACAGATATAAATGGAGTAATTCAAATATTAACAACTACTAGTGAAACCGAACAATACAATGCGGTTCATCATTACGAAAACACAGACGGTGTACAAGTAGATGTTGACCCACATAATTTAAATACTAGTGGACTTATTCCAATTACCTTCCGAGATAGAATGGAAGCTAAAAACGACTCTTTGAAACAAATAATTACAATTAGACCAGACTCAATCGATACAGTTGTTTCTGAATTTAACCGTATGTTGAAACGATAATGTTATGTCACAATCTTCGCAATTTTCTATAACTAAATGTCATATAACCGCAGATAGACTTGGTGGTTTTGATAAAAAATTCTATGATGTTAAAACTCAAGTAATAGAACTTAATATCTATGAAAGTTTAGAGAATGCATTTCTATCTGGAACTATTTCAATTATTGATGATAAAGGTTTGTATGATATAATAAACTTTGACGGTACTGAAAGAATTAAAATTGAAATTGCGGGTATGGGTAAAGATGTTGACCCAGTATTTGAAAGAACTTTTATTATGACTGGTATTGATAACATGATTAAAGCAAAAGACAATGCAAGTGTTTTTGTCTTTGGGTTATTAGATGAACATGCATATATCTCAGAAATACAAAGACTTAGAAACTCTTATCGTGGTACATTATCAGATATTATTGCAAAGATATCTGCACAATCACTTGACAAAGATATAGATGTATCATATACTTTAGACGGAAACGAACAAATTATTGACTCGGTACAAACTGAAATGCGAGTCATTGTTCCTAACTTACCACCAATGGAAGCTATGAAATGGTTGTTATCAAGAGCAACTACAAAGACGGGTTCTCCATTTTATCTTTGGTCAACCGTTCACGATGATAATCTAAGACTTGGTAATTTAGATGTCATGTTAAAACAACCAGCATTTAATAATAAATTACCTTACAATTATAATAGTGCAAACGTCAGTACTGCAGAAACCCAAAATGATTTTGCACAAGGATTTACAGTAAAGGCTATTGATGAAAGAGGTTCGGGTGATACTTTAACTCTTGCACAATCAGGTAGTATAAGTGCGGACTATTGTGTCACTAATTTAAATACTGGTCAGATATTCATGAAGAAATATGATATTGATACTTTACTAACTAATTTAAATAACGAAGGTACAATCGACAAAAGGTTTCAGAATGTTTTTGACGATAAGTTTAAATTAAAAGATAAACCTATAAATGAGTATCGTAGTTCTATCATACATAATGTAGTATCAAGTGGAACATATGGAGAATTTAAATCATATCACGATGAATACGATAAACCATTACATCTTAAAAAACTAGAAAGTAGTGCAATTAAAAATTTATTATTTAAAAATATGAGAACAGTTGTAGTTCCAGGCACCGCATTCTTTGTGGGTAAAGCTGCAGTGGGGGATATTGTTAATTTAAATATAAGAAACGATAACACTGAAAACCCAACAAACGAAGACAATGCACTTGACCAGAATAAATCTGGACATCATCTAATACATGATTTAAGACATACCTTTAGAGAAACTTCACATGAAGTGACTATGACTGTATGTAAACTTGAAAGAAAAGGAACTAAGGAGTCTAATTTATCAGGTAGAGGTGCAAGATTAAAACCAACAATTAAAAAGAATAGAAAAGACTTAACCCTAAGAAATAAAAGATTGATATGAGTTTTGATAATCCCATTCAAAGTGAGTTTTACGGAGATAATGTCCGTTGGTTTATTGCAACTGTCATAGATGCAAGTCCACCGTTTGGTTTTGAAGGACGAGTAAAAATAAGAGTACACGGATTACATTCTCCAGAAACATACTTGTTACCACAACAAGATTTACCTTGGGCCCAATGCGTTCTTCCTACTACCGAAGGTGGAATGTCTGGTATTGGTAAAGTACCTAAACTACAAGCAAACGCACTAGTCTTTGGTTTCTTTATGGACGGAATGCAATCACAAACACCCGTTGTAGTTGGTTCATT